CCGAAATCAACAGCTCAGATGAAGGCGATGAGGATGAAAAGCCGCCCAAAGATGATGAGGAAAAGCCAGCCGCCCAGCCGCCGGTCAAACCCGCCAAGCCTAAGTCAAAAACGCCGCGCGCTCCGGCAAAACCAAAAGGCCGCAACTTGGAACGCGGGATGCACCCGGCCAACGCTGCCGTCTGGAATTTAACCAGCGAAGAGGAAAACCAATGAAAATACCCAAGAGTTGTCATCCTGAGCGACCGGAGCGAAGCGGCGGGAGTCGAAGGACCTGCGGTTGTTTCTATATCGTGCGGATCGCTTTTATCGTACTTGCGTTGCTCTGCGCTTATGCGTCGCTGCCCGCGCAGACCGTCACAGTAACCGCGTCGAGCTTTTCCGACTCTGCCGGTAATCCGGTAACCGGCACACTGCTTTGGTCGCCCACGCTGGCCAACGGCACACCCGCGTCCTACCGCCTCGGGTCGGGCGGCCAGGTGGTCTCGACGCCGGTGCCGGTCTATGTTTCCGCCGGGGCCTTCACCCTCACCCTCACCCTCGCGGATACCAGCTTGACGCGTCCTGCAAACATCTGTTTCAAACTCACGCTGCTAACCAAGAAAAACACCTCTGCCCTCGGCCCCGGTTACAGTTGCGTGCAGCCGCATAGCGTTGCCGTGGGGACGAGCGATTGGTGCCAAGCGGGCATCTGTAACTTGGATGATTACACGCCCAAACTGCCCGCCTTGCCGATTGCCTATGTCTCGCCGGACCTGATGACGGCCTGGAATGTGTCTGCGGCGGCGTATATCGCCGCGGGAAACACGATCACTCAGACGACGCTCACGGATGCGGCCACGGTGACCGACTCGACCGGCGGCGCGCTGATGAGGATTGCCACGCTCACGCTGAATAACTCGATCACCACGCGCACCATCAACGTAACCGGCCTCGTGTCGGGTGCGCGTTTCGGCATCCTCATCAACCCGTCGAACTCGCTCACCGTGCAGACGGCGCAGACCGTCAACTTCGGTTCGGGCTGCACTTGGCAATTCGCGCCGGGCGCGGTTGTCTCCGGCAACGCCTTGCATATTCCCCTGTGGGCCAACTGGAGTTACTTCGCCTATTTCGTTTACGACGGCTCGAACTGTATCGGCATGGTGACTGACTAACAATCTCCGTGTGCCCGATGTAGCGCCGACCTCCCGGTCGGGGTCCCCACGGACAGGTCTTCGTCCGTGGGGTGTTTATTTGCTGGCTTTTTCGTTTCGGGCGCACAACTGAGATATGAGCACGAAACGTATTCCATCCGCGTTGCCAATTCAATACCGCGCGGCCACCATCGCCGCCGCGCCGAAAGAGGGCGAACGGCTCTCCGGCCCCGATCCTGGCCGTTTCAAGTTTGCGGTGAGCAGCGAAGCGCCCTACCTGCGCAATTACAGGGAGGGTCCGGGCAACGAAATCCTGCTCCACAACAAAGAGAATGTGCGCAGCGCCCGCCTCGATGAGGGCATGGTTCCAAGCCTGTTTAATCACGATCCAGACAAACAGCTTGGCATCGTGGACAACTACGAGCTGAAAGACGGCAAGCTCACTGTCTCCGGGCCGTTCGGGCCTTCGCCCTTCGCGCAAGAGAAACGCGCCGATTATGACGCCGGAATCCTCAAGGCTGCATCCGTGGGCTACAAGGTCCACAAAATGGTGCGCACGGAAGCCGAGGACGAAAACGGCGACCCGATTGACGGCGAACCAGCGCGTTGCGAAGTCACCGATTGGGAACCGCTTGACGCCAGCCTGGTCACCGTTCCCGCCGACTATTCCGTTGGCCAGGGCCGCTCTGAAAAGGGCGATCAGGAGTATCCGGTCGAAATTGAAACCGTACTGCGGCGCTCTGCCACGCCCGAGCCCGCGCCACCGCAACCTAGTACTCAACCCGTAACTCAGGAGACACGAATCATGGCCGAAACGGCTGAAAAACCCAGCGCGGAAAAATTGGAGCTTGCACGGCGCGAAGATATCATGGCCGTTGCGACCGACAAGGATTTCCGCAAGTATGTGAGCATTGACGAGGCCCAGAAGGCCATCGCGGAAGTTACCTCTGCCGATGCCTTCCGCGACATGGTCAGCCGCAAGATCGTCGCGGCCAACGATGCCAGCAAGGTCGGCACTGCCGGCAGTAATCTCTTCACCGAACTGGACAAGAGCGACCAGAAGCGCTTCAGCGTCTTCCGCCTCGTTCGCTTGTCAATCAGGCGAAGTCCGGCACCTTCGCTGTCAGTTCGTGCGACGCGCGGTTGGAGCGCGAATTCAGCGATGAGCTGAAAAAGCGCCTCAATATCACCACGCAAGGCCCGCTGATTCCGGACGGCCTTTCGTCCCGAGCCCTGGGTACGCAGACCATTGCTTCCGCAACCGGCCAGCTCGGCTTGACCAGCGAAGCCGCCGCCGTGGCCACCTATACGCATCCTGAAGTGATTGAGCTGCTGCGCAATCGTCCGCGCGTTGAGCAGCTTGGCGCGCGCCGCATGGGCGGGTTGCAGGGCGTCATCCGCCTGCCGCGTCAGTCATCCGCCGCCACGGCGCAGTGGGTTGGCGAGGGCGCGGCTGTCACTGAGAGCGATCTGAGCCTGGACTTTATTTCGGTTACGCCTCACCGCATCTCCGCGCAGACTGCGTGGGATGTTGAGTTGCTGGCCGAAACCTCACCCGATGTGGAGGCGCTGGCCCGCTCGGATCAGGATCAGGTGATTCTGCTGGCTCTGGATCTGGCGGCTATCAGTGGCACGGGCGCCAATGCCCAGCCGCTCGGCCTGATGAATACCACTGGTCTTACGCTGCTCAAGCCCTCCGGCACGGCGTACAGCGACGCTGGCCAGCCGCTCACCTGGGCGGACATTCTGAAGTTCGAGTCCACTACGGCCGCCGCCAATGCGGACGTTGCAAACTCCGCCTGGCTGTTCACGCCAGAAGTGCGCAGTGCACTGAAGGCGACTCTCAAGGCTAGCACGGGGCTCGCGGGCTTCATCTGGGGGGATGGTCCCAAAGACCCGCTGGGAATCGACACGGAAGGCCCTGCGGGCTATCGCGCGGGCATTACCAACCAACTCAGCAAGACGGGAACCCTGTCCACCGTGACCGGCTCCATCCTGCATAACGCCATCTTCGGCGATTGGAGTCAGTTGATTATCGCCGACTGGGGAGCGCGGGAAATTGTGGTCGATCCGTATACCCAGGCGGCTTCCGGCGCGGTGGTGGTCACTCAGCGCGCATTGCATGATATTGCCATCCGGCATATCGCCGCCTTTGCCGCCAACCCCTACATCGCCATCAGCTAACTCAAGCCTGTAACTGGGTGCCCCCGGTCTCGATTTTGAGACCGGGGACTGTTAGCTGTTAGCTGCCAACTGTTAGCTGTTCACTGTCCACTGTTTCACAAAGGAGAAACAATGCTTACATCGAGTAACAAGAATGCACCTGTCGAGGCCGTCTTGCGCGTCGGCATGATCGTCGATAAGAAGCCGCGCGAAAAGGGCGACGTGGTTATGTTGTCGCACAGCGATTTCGCCTATCTCGCCAATCACAAGCGCGTGGCCGAGGCCACCAAGGAAAACATCGAAGCCGTCGAGGCCGAAATCGAGTCGGAAAAAGAAGCCGCCGAACGCGCCGCGCTGCCAACCGATGCCGACGTGCTGCGCAAAGAAGTCGCCGACCTCAAGGTGGAGCTTGCCGCCGCCAAGAAGGGCAAGTAGCTCATGTTCGGTGACAACGATCTGCCCGCGATGATGAGCGACTTTGGTGTGCCGGTCATCATCGCGGGCGCGACGGTGACCGGCATTCTCGACGCCTACACCGATGTGTACGAACACGGCGGCGGACCGGGGTCTATCGAGATTGCGCAATACATCCTGCATATTCCGCGAGCGTCGATCAGCGCCGTGCCCAACCCCAAAGACCAGATCAAGATTCCAGACAATGCGAATCTCCCGCCGGAGTTCGAGCCGGGAACCTATACCGTCAAGGGCTTTCCGAAATGCAACGATCCATCGGTGCTTGACATCGAGCTGAAAGGACCGCTAGGCGCATGATAACCAGCTACAACAATCGAATGCTCCGGGGTCCCCGGCAACGGGTCTATGTTGCTGGGGTGGAAATGCTGACTCCTGAAGAAAGGGAAAGCGATGAGCAAAAGTATCAACACCGCGACGCTGCTGGGCAATGTCGGCCAGCCGCCGGAAATCAAAGCTCTACAGAACGGAACGCCGGTAGCCAATCTGAGCCTTTGCACCAACGAGCGCCACAAGGTCGGCGATAAGTACGAGGATCGCGCCGAGTGGCACGCCATTGTGGCCTTCGGCAAGCTCGCCGACATTGTCCGTGACTATGTGCATAAAGGCTCGAAGCTCTATGTCTCCGGCCGCCTGCATACGTCGAGCTGGGAAGATGAGCATCAGATCAAGCGCTACCGGACCTGCATCATCGCGAACGAGGTTGTGCTGCTCGACGCCCGCGATAAGTCCGCCGATCAGCCGCCCACGGAAAACTACGAGGCGGAATTCTAATGGCGCAAACCATCTGGACACAGGCCGCTACGGCGATTCTGGACGCGCTGAACGGCGCAGGCTCACCGGCCACTGCCTACCGCGACCGCTTCGAGGCTGTTGGTTCGTCTGAGATAGCCTTTAACCTTTTCTCCACCAAAGTGGCGATCAGTTACACTGGCTCGCACGATTCCGCCTCGGTTGACGCCACCATCACCGTGCGCCTCTCGGTTGGTGGAACGGCTGCTAATCCTGACACCGGCGCTGAAGCCGTTCCGGTCAGTCTGGTTGCCGATCCGCTCGTGTTGTGGGCGTGGCAAGTGGTGCGCGCCAATCCAACATTGGGCGGTCTGGTAACCGATGTTTACCCCGATGAAATCGAGACGGGATACATCGATAAGTCCAGTTCCGACCAGATTTGTGTGGATATTTCTTTCCATGTTGTAGTGGAAGTGGGAAGAGATGATCCGAGTCTTAACCGAACCTACATGGCCTAAGCGCCGAGGAGAAACATATGTCTGCTATTGCTCCCACTGTTACCGTTACACCTGCGCAATCCAGCATTGTGAATACGCAGACATTGTCCGTGGCGATTGCCGTCACCGACTCCGGCGCAACGCCCACCGGAGCCGTGGCCCTGACTTCGGGAACTTACACGTCTGTTTCTTCGGCGCTGGTCGGCGGTTCAACGACGATCGTCATTCCGGCTGGCTCTCTGGCCATCGCCGCCAGTGACACGCTCACGGCCACGTACACGCCCGACTCTGCCAGCACCGCCGCCTACACCACGGCGACCGGCACGGCAACGGTTGCGGTCACTGCGGTGACTGTCTCGCTGCCGACCAAACTACAGGGCTACAAAGCGCAGTTGGCCTATACCGCCTCTGGCGCTTCCGTACTGGTTGCTGGCCTGAAAGAACTCGACGGTGGCTTCACGGTTGAGGAGTTGGATTCGACCGATCACGGAAACAACGGATGGAAGTCGCGCATGGCTGGCCTGAACGATTTCGACGGCTCCGCCAAGCTCGATTACATCGCGGGCGATGCTTCGCAGACCTATCTGCTGAATGCGGTCATCAATCACACCGCACTAAGCCTTACCTTGCTGCCCGTCGATGACGCCGGTTCTGGAGTGCAGTCTTTTGTCGGCCCGGCTATTATCACCGCCTGGAAGTGGGACGGCAAGAACACCGATCTGCAAGGCGTTCAGATCACGCTCAAGGGCAACGGCCCGTTCTCGGTTGTTGCACAGTAAGCAACCACTGATTTCAGAAACGGCCAGTTCGATCCGGACTGGCCGTTTCTTTACCAAAGAGTTGTCATCCTGAGCGACCGGAGCATCAGCGAAGGGAGCCGAAGGACCTGCGTTTGTTTTTGTAATTTCTGGAGTCAATATGAACCCTGTTACGCTCTTCAAAAAGCCGATCTTCGTTGAGTTCGACCGCCGCCGTCAACTCGTTTTCGACCTCAACACGGAAATTATCATCCGCCAGGCGGGCGGCGAAAACAGCTCGCTATGGCAGACCATCGGTGAGCGGACAGACCCCAAAACCGGCAAGGTCGAACACACTCTCGACGTGAACCTTGAGAACCTGCGCCTATACCTCTGGGCGGCTATGCAAGAGGACGCCAAGGCCAACGGGCAGACGTTGGCCCTTGACGAGGTTGGAACCATGCTCAAGCGCCGCAAATGGGTAATTAAGGCCGTCGAGGCCATCACGGAAGCCCTCCGGCAGTATTACGGAGATGATCCGCAGGGGGAAGCCGACGCCCCAGCCGCAAGCGTGTAGGCCAGGGGCGTAAATCACGCGCGAAAACCTACACCTGGGAAGACGCCTTCCGCATCGTCTGCGGCGAGATGGGCCTAGCGCCCTCGGAGTTTTACCGGTTGATGTATAGCGAGCTGGCGCTCATCATGCGGGGCTACAGTGAGCGTCAGCAGCGCGCCCTGCGCCAGCGCCGCAAAGAGAGCGCCTGGATGGTCAGTTGGCTCTTGCTGCCCCATAAGAAAGAGGGCGCCGACCCGTTGACGCCGGATGACTTGATGGGCCGCAAGCCGCGCCGTAAACGCGAGACCCCTGCGCCGAAGTTTTCCAGTCCCGGCGAAGCCGCGCAGGCCTTCTTTGCTGCCCGCGCCGCAAAAGCACAAAAACAAGTGAGGAGATTAACCGATGGCCAGTAAAGGCGGCGTGGTTGTTGTGGTGGCCGGTAAGGATGATACCGGAGAATTGTTTCACTCGATTGATAATCATCTTGCCGAACTCCGGAACAAAGCCAAAGAAACCTCCGACTCGCTCGGGCAGTTGGGAAATTTCCTGCGCCGCGGCTTGGAATATGCGGCCGCCTATGCGTCGATTGACGCTTTCAAAGATCTGATTTCCCAATCGGTTGAAATGAGTGTTCAACTCGGCCACTTATCGCAGCAGACCGGCATTTCAGTTCAGAATCTTTCCGTTCTGCGCTACGCATCGCAGCAGACCGGCATTGAATTTGAAGTCCTGACAAAAGGATTCCGAAAACTCTCGACGGGAGTTTACGAGTGGGAACATGGATCAGCAAAAGCCGCCCAAGCCTTTGCCTCGCTAAACATTTCGCAGCGCGATATGAAGAACACCGGTGGCGATATGTATCGGGTGATGGAAATGGTTGCGGACCGTTTCCAGAGGATGCCTGATGGCATCAATAAGAGCGCCATTGCTACGGCGCTATTTGGCCGTTCCGGTACAGAGCTGATTCCGATTCTGAATCAAGGCGCGAGCGGCATTGAGAGCTTCCGTGCTGAAGCCCATGCTCTTGGGCTCGTTCTCGATGAAGATGGCATCAAAAAGATGGAGGAACTGCACCGCACCGTAAATGCAATGAAGGGTTCGTGGACTGGACTTGGTTTGGAAATTACGAGTTCGCTTGCGGACCCGCTTGAGAAAGCGGCCAACTCCGCAACCAAGTTAATTTCCGCTTGGCACGCCTCTCCTGAACACATGGTTAAAAGTGTCATAGGCGAAATGGTCGGATTCTATGACCCTGATTACGAATTTGCGGAAGCTACAAAGAAAGCGAATGCGCCATCAAACACAGCATCTCAAACTTCAACTAAGCCGCCTAAAAGCGACAATGATTTTAACTTTAAGCCGCCCAAGGTCAAAAGCCTAAATACCAAAAACGATGGCTTGCTTGAAGCGCGGGAACGCGCCGCGAGAGCGGTCCGCGAGTTGGCCGCCGAGGGCGCCAAAGCAGAGGAAGAGAAAGCCAAGGCGCACACGGAGACCCTGCTGGCGATTCTCGAAAGCCAGCACAAGCTCGGGTTGATTTCTGAATCGGCTTACCTGACGCAAAAGCAGACGATTCAGGATCAAGGCTTCAAGGCTGAGCAAATAGCACTTGAAACAGAGAAAACAGCGCTCTCAGCGCAGATGCGGCAGCTCTCCAGTGAAAAGCCGAAAACGGAAAAGGCGCGCCTGGACAATGCCGCCAAGCTGAATGACCTCCAAAAGCAAATGATTGGGCTGGATGGCCAGCTTGTCGAACTGGGCGAACAGAGGAAACAGAAAGAAGTTGAGATTACTGAGGCGCGCGAAGAGGCACTGCGCAAACAGCGCGCACAGGTTCAGCAGATGGAGGCTGAACTTGAACAGCGCACCGGCGGCGGCTCCGTAAAAACCGTTGTCGCCCAACAGCAGAAGTCCGCCGAGGATCGGCAGAATCTTGCCAATGGCGGCGCAACGCCGCAGCAGCTTGCGGAGTTCGATGCGCTGCAAAAACTGGAAGAGGAAAAGATCAAGATTGCGGCGCTGGACCGTGATGGCGAACGCATCCAGCGTGAGGCCGCGCTGGCTGAGGCCAAAGTGGAGCAGCAGGCGCTCGGCCACGCCATCAGCAACCGGGAGGCCGATCAGCAGTTGGCCACGATTCGCGCGGACGAGCTTGTCCAGTTACAGCAGCTTTCCGCAGCCTATGCGCAATATGGGGAAGCCGGGCGCGATGCGGAAACACGAGTGCAAGGCGAGATTACTCAGACCATGCAGGCCATGGAAAAGGAGTCCGACACTCGGTTCACACAGATTGGCGAGGGATACGCCCATGCGCTCTTTGATCCTCTGTTCGATATGAGCGAGGCGTGGAACAGAAAAGGGAAGTCGATCACGGACGGCCTGATGCGCATGACGAGCCAGATGGCAGAGAAACAACTCTTTGGCGTGTTCTTCGGAGATGATGCCAACGGTGGAAGCGGCGGGAAAAGCTCCAATAGTCGAAAAGGCCTCAGCGGCACAAAAGGCTTGGTTGGCGAGGGAATTGATGCGCTGGGCGGCCTCTTCCACAAAAAGAGCAGCCCTGTTTCCAACGGCACTCATGTCTCTGGCGCCGGGGCCGTGCTGAGCGCGGCGGCCAGCGCAATGCAGGTTGGCAAGGGTGCATCGGGTAGCGGAGGCGGAGTTCAGGTGATTCTTAATAACAACGGCAACGCCATGCAGGTTGAATCGACACAACAGTCAGGCGGTGGCGATGGAGGCGAATCTCAGGTGATTCAGATCGTGCTAAAGCAACTCGATACCAACGGCCCGGTCGCTCAGCGTCTGGCGGCAATGTTCACTGCTTAACGGATGGAAGTTTGTGCTACCATGTTGGCCATGCGAAAATCTATATTTCTGTGCTCTCTTTTTGCTCTACTGTGTGTTGCTGCCGGTGCTCAGGATGTTACGCCTGCTACCGCGCCCGTACCTGCTACAGTCCACATCTACCGCTACAAGCAATTCACTGGCAGCGGTCTCAAGCCCTCAGTTTATTGTGATGGTACAGAGTTAATCCGAATGCGAAACGGTAGTGTCTTCAGTACAACAATAGCTCCCGGACCGCACACGTTTTATGCCAACGACAAACAGGCCGGAGCAGAGTTCACTCTTGAGCCAGGAAGAGAATACTTTTTTCGGACAGATTTACAGACTGGGTTATGGAAGGGGCATTTTCGACTGACCATGGTGATGCCACAGCAGGGTGCCTTCGATATTGCAAAGCTCAAAACTATAGAAGCGAAGTAGACCCTGTCTCTGTCCGCTTGTCGCGGCATTGCTCGATCACTAGCGGA